GAGCCATAACTTCAATTTGTGCTGACCCTTGTTGTGCTTGGAGACGAGCCGCAGTAGCTGAGGTATTTTGTAATGCATCAGGGTCTAATCCCATAGACGCTCTGCTTACACCTGATTTAGCTTCTACAGCATCGTCCATGTATTGCATCGCAGTTAATACCTGACCTGCGACAAAAGGAGTTGCAATATCTACCAAGGCTTGGGGGGATTTCATTCTTACAAGACCACCAATCTCATTGTTCATTAAATCGTCTACATTAACTTGTCCTTGCACATAACCTTGTCTTGGTGAGTTTGTTAATGCTACGTTATCCATCATTCCTCTTAGCATTGCTGTAGAAGAGTCTTGGTCATTCATAAGCAAATCTGCAACACTACGACCAAAGAATGTATGTGGCTCAGGGTCTACTTCAAATACTGCAAATGGCACTTCTCCATATGGCTCACACTCTAAAAGTTTGTCATCGCCACCTGCAAGTAAAAGCTTATACATTATTGCAACACCTGTACCTTCTTTATCAATCTTCATGTAGGCTTCAGTCACAGAAACTTTTTTCATTGATGGGTCAGCCATATGCTCTTCTTCATCTTGCTCATAACCCTTGCGTTCAAATGCTTCAGAATCTGTATAAGTATCATCCGAGCTTAATCCTGACAAATTAGATATTTCTTCAAAATCATATCCCATTTGCACTAAATCACTTACTCGCATTTCTGTACGATGCGCTACAATATGTGCATCGTCAACACTTTTTGCGTTTCTATCTACAATAAACTCTTCAGGTGGTACAGATTCCATTTGCAGATTACCTGTACGTTTTTCATAACTAATTTTAAGTGAATGCATAGGTACTTCTATTTCTATGCCCATTTCATTCATTTCTATTTCAACTTCTGTTGAATGTTCTAATACTGTTACATTTTCATCATTAACAATTGCCAACATTTCTTCTTCAGTCACATTAGTGTATGAATGTATTTCTGCTTCTTTATTGTCTTCCCACCAAATTTTAATAACACCTGTTTTTTTGACAAGCGCATCATGTATTGCATCATTTAATAATCTGTATCCATCAAGTTGTTGAAATTTCCAATGTGCATATTTAGTTGCTTGTTCAGCTCCTGCTACATCTTCTTGACTTGTAGGTACGTACTCTACTGGGTTTTCTGAAGATAAAAAGACACGCATTAGACTAGGCTTAATAGCTCGTATTGTATCTCTGACTTTAGTTGCAACTATCTTAGAACGACCATCTTCTTGACCAATATCTACTTCACCTTCAAAGTAACGCTGTGACTTGATTCTATCTTCAGCTATTTCACTTTCAACAAATGATATTGCAGAGTCTAACGCATCTTTAACAATGCTTTGTACTTCATCATCATCCATTTTTTTTAGTTCTGCCATTCTTTACCTCTGCATAAAATTAGATATACCTAACATAATGTTAGCATCTGTCTCAGTATCTTCCATTACATTCATTGTAGCATTGACTGGTGCAACAGTAATCTTACCTGCAATAAATTGTGCAATTTCTAGTATTTGTTGGTCAGTTGCTTGACCATCTTTAACTGCCTTGTACAACGTTCTAAAATTGTCTCTAGCCGCTTTACCTTTAGAGCCTAACATAGCATTTGCAAGTTCTTTCATAATTAAATTTTTTCTGCTATCACTTAGTGCTTTTGATTTTAAAACATTTTGTGCAATTAGCTGTCCAGTACGCAAAGGAGCTATTTCTCCCATAGCATCAGGTATACCCTTAATAATACTGTCTACTCTATTTGCACCTATAACTCGTTCAGCAGTTTGTGAGCCTTTAGCAACAGAAGCTTTAAGTTCTAATGCAACTCTTGCTGTTTCCAATTGTTTTAATAAAGCGTTTGCATCTTTTTTTGGTAATAAAGCAAAAAGTTTGTTTTTTACATTGTCTGTACTCATTGATTCAAGTAATTTTCTAACTTGATTTTCATCTAGATTTGGAGAGTTTATTGTTCTTTTTACATTGTCTAATGTTTCATTGATTTTGCTTCTAAAACCAAATTTTGCCATAGCTTTTTCTGCATCACCTGCTTCTTTTAAAGCTCTTGTAACATAGTTAGCAGTATATCTAGGGTCAAGCATTTGTTGACCTAGCTCAATTGCATTAGTTCGTTGTATTTTGTCTTGCCCTAAACGTGTTGCATTTTCATAAGCTGAAAACCCTTTTTTTGGTTTATTAACACCACGTAAAACTTTATTTAACTCTGTGTAAACTCTTGAATAAAATTCTGCTTCTTCTGTTTGCACAAATTTTCCGTTTCTTACTACATCACCCTTATCGTAAGCTAATTTTCCAATAGCACGTTTAAGATAATCTAGTTGTAACATATTTGGGTTGTTAACCATCTTTAACAGACCATCTGCACCAATTTCAAAACCATTTTGTCCTAAATCTTCTCCATCAAAACGTAATCTTGCATTTGCTTTTGACATTGCTTGTTGCATTAATTTAGGGTCAATTCGATTTAACACATCTAATACAGCTTGACCATCAGGAGCGTTATAATTAATTTTTTGTCCATATGCGGCTTTATAAGCTTTTGTTCTTTTTGGTGCAGTTCTTTTTGCAATAGACTCAGCCATATCAACTGCATCTTTTTTAAGTCCTGTTGTTGGGTCTACTTCTAATTTACCTAATTTTTTGTCTAATACCTTATCTACACCTTGCAATTGTTGTGAGGCTCTATCTTTGACACTATTAACTACAATAGAAGCACCCTCTCCACCATGTATAGTAATAATATCGAGCAATTTTGCCATTGCATCGTCTGCATCAGGAATTTGTGCATCTCTACCACCTAGTCTTAATCTTTCCATAAGTTGACCAAACGATAAACTAGAGTCCTGCACATATGTTTTTATTATTTCTGCTGTTTTGCCTGATTCAAGGTCAAATAATTCTTTAATTTCTTTAATTGTGTTGTTTTTTAGACCATCTTTGATACCAACCCATGCTTTAGCACCTATATCTGTTAATGCATGTCCTGCACCTGCACCTAAAGCACCCCAAAGACCACCTGATATACCCATTTCCATAGCATTTTGACCTCGGTTTTGCGTACCACCAGTCTCATCTGCTCCTTGTATACCTGTGCCTGACGTAAATCCTTCTGCCATTCCAAATAAACCACCTGCACCCATTCCACCACCATATTTGTACAGATTAGGAAGACCTTGTAACCATTTGTATAATTTAGCAGTACCTGCATAAGCACCCATAGGAATTGTACTTGTTACACCACCTGCCATTCTTAATGCCATGTTAGTTTTTGGATATTCTTCTGCAAAAGCTTCTTGCATTCTACGAGTATATTCCATTGCTTCTTCACCATGGATTGCACCTATTTGCTCGTCTAAATGCTCACCAGTAAACATATAGCCTGAAGAGAAGGATGTTAGACCTGCTTGTACAGGAACTCCAAGTAAATGTTTACTCTGTGCTAAAACTTCTTTATTTTCTGCTGTACGAGCCGCATCTGCCGCAGTAGCTTGAGCTAATTTTTCTTCTTCAGTCAAAACAGGTTGTGCAACTTTTATTTCATTCATTGAATTTGGATACTCACGCATTAATATTTCACGAACTTTTTGTGCGTTTTCAGCATCACCTGCTTTTTCGTAATTAAGAATTGCGTTAAATAAATCTTGTTGCGAAAACTCTTCCATAGTTATAGACCGCCTAGACCTTTCATTATTAAATCATATTCTTCTTGTGTAAATGTTTTTACTCTATCACCACTACTATCCCTTTCAATTTTTTCACCAGTTTCTGTATATCTGTATAAAGGTTCTAAATCAATAACTTCACGTGGCATTAATTGTGGGTTGTTGTTGTGCATCTTAAAATAACCTGACTTGACTTTTTCGTTGTATTTTTCAAGACCATCTATGTACATTTGTATTCTAAATTTAGTCATGTACTTCAATGTATCTATAGTCATGTTTGGTAAACCAGTCATAACACTAATTAAGAAATCTCTTTCAGCAGGTGTATCAAGTCCTCTAGCACCAATACCAAGTGAACTAATCATTGGGAATACATCACTACCAGTCATTACTTTTGTAATTTCTGTCTTGACTAGCTTTTCATATAAAATATCTCTTGCTTTAGCTTTCTCTGTTTCACCCTTAGCGTTTTTATATGCTTCGATTTCTGATGCATATTTTCTGTCAATGCCAAGTGACGTGACCATGCGTGATGCTTCAGTAAGCAATGGTTGGAATATACCTGTGTAAGGTGCTACACCTTGTCCACTATCATCAGCTTCTAAAATATCCATTAAATCGCCAAGTTTGCCTAATTGATTAACTGCAATATCAACTTCTTTAACAATGTTGCTACTTTCTTTAATGTATTCAGGCAAATACGCTTTTAAATAAGCACTTGAGGCATCTTCATTATCATTAAGATTAATTTCAGCAATTGCCGCACCATCAATATTTGCGTTAATATAGTCTTTGTATTCTTTACTACCTTCTGCAAAACCATTAACTTGTGTTGCAACCTGATGTAGCATTTCAAAACGTCCTGCTTTTTTACCTCTATCAGGTGCTAAGTCAGTAAGTATTTTGTATTTACCTTGCTCAAATGCTTCTTTTGTAATTGTGCCATCTTCATACATCTGTGCCAATTCTGCTGTTTTTTGTTTAAACAATGCAGGGTCAGTAATACCAAATAATTGCATTCTTCCATCTGATAAATTTAACTCACCAGTTTCAGGGTCAGTAGCTTGGTCAATAAGTGCTAATTTAGTTTGAAAATCTGACTCACTTTGTGAAGGGTATAAAACTGCATATTCATAATCAGAAACATCAGGGTCTCTTAATAATCTTAATTGCTCTGCTATAGCTGATTCGTTTTCTTTCGTAGGTGTTCTTGCCTCTGCGAGTGCTTCTAATGGAGGAATTAAATTTGCATTAACTAATTCAATTAAATCGAGTCTGCCATTAGGGTAAGCTTCAGATTTCATGTTTGCTAAATATTGTATCGTTTGATTTTTTTGAGCTGATGCTGACTCTTGTTCTCTAGCATTTTTTAGTCTTGACTCGTAAGATGCGGCTAAATTTTGGTCAGGCTCAAGACGTAAAGTATTAAATCCAAGACCCATGCGATACACTTCTTCTTGACTCATGCCTTTAAACATAGAGTTACTTATTCCTTGAAATGCACCACCAATGCTGTTGTTAGCCATTTGTGTTGGCTGTTCTTCATCTTGGTTACCACCTAACAGTCCTCCTGCCATTTGCCCTAACAAAAGTCCACCAAATAATTGTCCAAGTCCTAATGACATTTTAGCCTCCGTACATTTGCGTTGCGGCTGTTAGGTAATCAAACAGACCATTTTGTTTAGTTGTTGTTTGCGTTTCAGGTACTGGTGTGTTACCAAGTGCGGCAGTAACATACCCAAGACTATTGACAGGTTGGTTTGTAAAGCCTTGAAATTGCTTCTGTGCCGCATCAAACAATGCTTGTTGCATCGCTTGTTGTTGCATACCTTGTTGCATTAAATTATTGTTGACTTGTTGACCCATTCCAAATCCAAGATTAGCTATTTGACCGAGTTGGTTTGCCGCACCTAATCTTTGTCCTGCTCCTGCTAATCCTGCTTGTTGATTCGCTAGACTAGCCTGTAGTTGATTAGATATGTCACCCATACCTGCTTGTTGATTAGCTAATTGACCTTGCATATTGTTTTGTATATCTTGCAAAGCCGCCTGTTGTGCGTTTTGGTAACCTGCTTGTCTTAGATTAGAAGAAGCTTGAGCTAATTGACTAACAGTATCTCTGCCAATTTCACCCATAGCTACACCATGTCTACTGCCACCAAATGCTTTAGCGGCTT